ATTTCCTTCTGCATGGACACAATTTCCTGCTGAGCGGCCTTGAAGGTCTTGCTGTAGCTGCCTCCAAGCTGTGCGTTCAGCTGGAATAGCATCTCATACTCTTTGCGGCCTGCCATAGACGGCCCTCCTTTCAGATTATTTCTGCTTGCGTCTTTCCCGGGCTTCTTTCACAAGCTGATTGCTGACCTTGATCCACTTACACAGGGATGGCAATGGCAGCGACAGCCAGTAGGAAACGGGGGTCTGATTGGTTTTTGCCATAGTAAGGCATTGCCTGCGGAGCCAAACGCCGCCGTCGCCGGTTACAGCTCCGATGCCAGCAAAAAAGAGCGGGCCTTGCCTCTGACGCGGTTAAACTCGAAAATCGGCAGAGCGCGCAGGGCGTCATCGCCGATACGCCGGGGGTGGCCGCTGGCGTCAACAATGGTGTTGGTGCAGGCACGCGCCGCCATGCGCACGAGAAACTGTCCGGAGAAGGTAGGCGAGATGGTAGGCTTACCGATGGCCTGAAGCTCGTCCTCGATGGCGAGAGCATCATCACCGGTCAGCCCCTCAAAGTCAAAGTTCAGTTCGTCGAAGGTCTGCCCCTCATAGGTGAAAGGCTTTTTCAGCTTGAGAGTGTAGTTGCCCTCACTCTTCTTGGCCTGCGCCTCAGCCGCCGCGTACTCGTCATGGTCGACGGTAGAGAAAGCATCAGCGGGGACAAAAGTCTTGTTGGTATCAGCCATGATAAAAACTCCTTTCAAATCTCAAAAAGATGCCCGGAGCGGATCTCCCGCCCCGGGCGTTGTTCGTGTTCTTACATGCCGAGCGCCTTACGGACGTCGGCCAGGTAATCGGTGCCGTTGACATAGCAGATGAAATTCAGCTGGTCGACCTCGCGCACCTTCTTGCCGTCGATGTAGGTCGCCCAGTAGCGGACAGCGTACTCGCCGGAGCCGTTGGAGGGCGCTGCAGGGGCAACGGAGCCGCCCTTGTCGCTCTTGGGGATGACCACAAGAATGTGCTTGACGGCGCGCACGACCACCTTGCCGGCCACAACGTCCTCGTCCTGCTGTGCAACGCGCAGGTCGATGGTGTGGCGGCGGGGTTCGGAGAGCTTCACGCTCTGGTCGGTGACGGTGCGGAAGTTGATGCCCAGCGTCATCGCGTCGAAGTGGCCGAGAATGACCGACTCGACATTGCCGGCAAT